GGTACAGGTACAGGACTAGGAACGACCACAGGCTCAGGGATAGGAGTGACAGGAGCAGCCACTTGAACAGGTGCCACAGTTGGTGCTTGAGGGATTGGCGCATTTTGAATAGCCTTGGTCGCAGTTTGAACAGTCAGGAGATCGGCAATGATTTTGAGTGATTGGGCAATGGAGTCCAAGTTCGATTCGATAGTCATGGTTAGGTCTTTCAGTTGGTTGAGGGAAGGGAATACAGAGAGTTTTCAGTGATAGCGGGTGCCTTGATGGAGATACGATCTTCGACAAGAGCCAGCATCAATTCACGCAGAACTTCAGACACACCACCGTATTTGGTGGACTTAGCCTTAAAGCTCTTGTAAAGTGCCGGACTCACACGGACTGAGACAGTCGGACTTACAGTACGGGTTGGCATCAAATTCCTTTCAATGTTGTTTACGATGGTGTGAAGTATAGCGTACAATCGCACTACGTCAACAACTTTCTAAAAATATTTATGAGTACCCAACAGCAACAGACAGTAGTAGGACTCCCCATCAGCTTCGACGCTTACCTGCGACACGGCTGGCGACTCGTAGCTATACCCCAAGGGAGCAAGGGGCCGAAGACAGCGGGATGGAATAAGCAAGACAACACCATCAGCGACAGCACACAGATACCACCGGGCTATGGTGTGGGGCTGGCCCATGCGTACTCCGGTACCTGCGCTATCGACATTGACAACTGGCAGGCTGCAACGGTGGCGTTCAAGGAGCATGGGATCGATCTGACTGCACTCTATGGTGCGCTCGATGCAGTCACCATTGAGTCGGGCAGGCAGGGTCATGGCAAGCTGCTCTACAAGATGCCGTTCGGGTTAACCCTACCATCCAAGAAGATCAACTACACCGCACCCGATGGGTCTAAGCAAGTGGCCTATGAACTGCGGTGTGCCACGACAAACGGGCTTACGACTCAAGATGTCCTGCCCCCATCGATCCACCCGACTACCAACCAGCCCTACCAGTGGTCAGGCAAGGGACGCTGGACTGACCTGCCCACACTACCTATCGAGCTTCTGAGCCTGTGGCAGTCACTCACACAGCAGGATCAGATCAAGTCGATCCAGACTGATACCACACCGGCATCATGGGATGACATACGCGCTGCCCTTGGACACATCAGCGCAGACTGTGACCGTGAAAGCTGGCTACAGTGTTTGATGGGCCTGCACCATGCCGGTACCCAACTCGGTCAGTTGGACGTAGCCGAGGCACTGGCGCATGAGTGGAGTGCCACTGCACAGACCAAGTACCGTGGAGCAAACGACTTTAACGCGGTATGGCGCTCGTTTCGTGCCGATCAGGGTATCACCATAGCTAGCCTGTTCAAAATCGCCATAGAGCACGGTTACAAGCGTCCCACGCCCGATGTGTCCCAACTGTTCCACTCAGTCGTACCAGCGCCGCCAACGGAAGTGATTGAAGAGCTTAGGCCACCGCCACCCGAGCCTGACCTGAACCTATGGCCCGAGCTACTGTCAACCCGAGCCAAAGAGGTAGCCGATCAAGTGGGTTGCGATCCCTTGGTGCCCCTGTTCGCAGGTATCGCGGCTGTTTGTGGTGCAGTTGATAGCCGCATCAGACTGGAATTGATGCCGGGTTATCAGGTGCCACCGGTCCTATGGCTTATGACCATTGGCGATCCAGCCGATAAGAAGACGCCGGGTGCTCGGCCTATGATGTCTATCCTGCGGCAGATTGAGAAGGAGGACATCACCCGGTACAAACGTGCGCTGCTGGAGTGGGAAGCTCTGGACCATGTGCATAACCAGTCCAAGAAGGCGTTCATCACCAGTGCCGGACAGTCAACCGAAACACTGGTATCTGGACAGATTGACTATGACGCTGCACCACCGGTCAGTCCCGAGCCACCACCCCGACCGGTTGATCTGCGACTGACCGTGGATGACATTACCAGTCAGAAGCTGGTACGCATCGTAGCTGACCGTCCCCGTGGTGTGCTATGCCACCTTGATGAGATGGCGTCATGGGCTAATAAGCTGACTGATCCGAAGTCAGGTGAAGACCGGTCGTGCTGGACTAAAGCCTATGAGTCCGATCCGTACTCTATGGACCGTGTTGGTGCTGAAAATACGATATATGCCAGCAATTTTGCAGTCAGCATCTATGGGAACATCCAGCCGCAAGTTTTCCGCACCAAGCTCAAAGCACTATCCGCAGACGGTTTACTTCAACGCTTTATACCCGCTGTTCTACGTCCAGAGTGCACCAAGCTAGGCCAGCCGGTGCCGGATATGTTCACCCGAAAATCAGAATGGGAGATGAAAATCCGGGAACTCTATGCTCTGCCGATTCAGACCTATAGGCTTGACTCTCAAGCATATGACGCCTATCGGGAGTTCCAGTCCTGGTATGAGATGGCGAAGAAAGATGAACGCCTGCTATGCAGCGATCCGGTCTATATGCAAGCGTTCGGTAAGCTCGAAGGTACCTGCGGGCGCATCATCCTGGTTATGCACCTTATGACAGCGCCATATAGTGCTATGGTGCCTGCCAGCACGGTCCAGAAGGCAGTCCATTTCGTGCGTGGTTTCCTGATTCCATCCTATAGGTTCGCACTAGGGGAAACGGGCGGCATGACGGAGGAATCGCTCGAGAAGTGGGTTACCGATCGGGTCATTCAATTATCAGGCGTTGAAAGCACTGTATCCCTGGCGGACCTTAAACGGGCAGCGTATCGGCAAATTCAAGATATTCCTCGTCACACAGCCTTACAGTTACTGGCGGACGCAATGGAACCGTTGGAACAAAAGGGCTGGGTGGCAATCATAAACGACCATAAGGACCGCAAGGCGTGGGCTATCAATCCTAACTTAGGCAAACAGCACCAGGCGCACCAACTTGCATTGATCAAGGCTAAGCAGCGACGATATGACGATTCAAGGGCTATTGTGCTGGCTAGTGGTCGGTGGACTCACCGGCGCTTTGCTAAGGGTTATGACCCTGCGACCATGGATGATATGAAGTACCCGGATTGATCAGCGGGTAAGGACCAAAAAAGAAGCCCGGATATACCGGGCTTTTTAACGTGCCGGATCAAGGCACGAAGGGAGACAAGAGCAACTAACGGATTTATTCTACCTTACAAGCCGTTCTCAAGCACAAGTAAAAAGATCAAAAAGAAGAAAAATAGAAAGCCGAGCCAGTGCATAGTTAAACCTCACTATTCACAATTCGGCTGATCTCATGGTCCAATGCCATGAAGTATTCGAGCCCGCCAGTGTAATAGCCATGCTTGCGTAATCTGCGAATGGCGCGTTCAGTAGCATCGAATTTATTACAGATGGGCCATTTATGTGATTCATCATTCGCGCGAAAGTACGCATTGATGGTGCGAATAGAACCGTTTTCTATCTGTTCCAGTTTGTTTGTCATTTTCAAGCCATCCATTCCTGAGCAATTGCTAATGCGTCGTCCCATTCCAACTCATGTTTCTCACGCCAAAGGATTACACCGGTCCCGTCATCACGCCATGTAAAAACACTGTAACCATGGTCCCATGGTTCACTAGACTGGCGGATTTGTGCCTTGTTCCCGTTAGGATTCGATGCTGTGTAATTGAGTGTAGTCATAGTTGAAAATGCTCCAAAATAGTTTGAACAATAAAGGGAGATGCTAGGATCAGGCCGAATAGCACGGCGTCGAGTAACTCGCGCATAGTAGTTCCCCTCAAATGAAGTATTCACGACCAGGTTCGTAAACCCAACGGATGCCGGACAATCCGGCGCGTTGCAGGTTCAAACCATAGTCCACCGATAATTTTTGCAACTTAGCGTCAAATTGTGCGTTGCGCTTGGTTTCGTAAGCTGCACCTTCGGACCACAACTTATCAGCGTATTCATTGGCCTGATCGAACTTGCCTTCATGTGACAATTTGTTTAGTAGCTTGTCTTGGTGTTCAGTCTTGTAACCGTTACAGGCAAACGTTTGCACCTCCACAATAGACCGGCTAAGGCTTGTCAGTTTTAAAGCCAATTCTGCGCATGTGTGAGCGCTCTCACTTGTTGTGTGTTGCATGAGCATTGCTGCAAGGTGCGCGAGTTCAAAATTCTTAGATGTCATGTTGTGTACTCCGAAAGGTTGATAGAAGCGGTTTAGAGGCCCATAGCGGCGCGAATACGTAGCCATTGGGTGTAGGTTAGGGGTTTAGCGTGTAGCGCCTCGCAGTGGGCGATGTGGTGAAGGTAGGTCACGATCAAGAAACCCGGTTCCAATGAGTTTTCGAGATCAAAAGCCATTCATTGAATGTGAGAATAGGCCAGTTATTTTTTTGGCACATTGCCACATGTTGTGCGTAAGTCATGAACATGGTGTTAGCTCCTGGGTTGTTAGCGGGTTGTGGTGGTCAACCGAATGACTTCTGCCTTGCTTTCGAATCCTTGCGCGTTCCAGCGTTGACGCATAGCTAGCCAGTCGGTTTGCATGTTCAGGTTGACCAGCGCATCAACGATACCGACACCGGCAATATCGCCAGCATAGGCCAGCGTGCTGGCGGTGTAAGCATAGCCATTGGTGCGGATAGATTCGCGGATCAGGTGGAATGTGTGTGTCATGTTCTTAGCTCCTGTTAGTTGCCGGTTTCGTTTTCCGGTACTGATAGTGTCGTCATTAGTGCGTTGAATGTGTGTTCAAAATTTTATTGGTTCTTCCCAAAGTTCACTAGGTCAAGGATTGTTTGATAGTGAATTGTTCAAAATCGGTTTTCTCCCTGGTAAAACACGGTTCAAAAATTGTTGGCGTTTTTGTCACAAAGTCACTGCAGATCCTAGGTGCGTATCTAAAAAGACCAATTTAAAAAAATGGTCTAAAAAAATGTATCGTGGAAGGCACCGATGTGACAAAAGCGCAAACATTCATTGATTCCGGAATTCTTTGCACCATTTTCTGCAACATTGAAGCAAAAACGCAATGTTTTGTTGAACATTGAATCAGTGATTCATTGAACAGAATCAGCGATTTGTTGAACGCTTCCGGGATTTGTTGAACCAAAAACAGCCGGTCAAAGATTTTGAAACACCCGTTTTTCTGTAACTTTGAAGCAAAAACGCAAACATTCCTTGATTCATTAGACTGGCTGTCGTGATTACGTCCAACTGTTCAGGGTCCGACAAAATCCGACACTAGAACTTAACATAATGGACACTGTATAAAGTAGACCATGTTAGTAGTCACTAACCATGATCTGCAGGGTCATTGATGCCCCGGCGCCATGTACCCGTGCCTCACGTTGTCCCCTTGCTGCCAGCCCCATGCCTCACCTGCCTCGATTGACCCTTGACGCATGATGCGGGGGGAGGGTCGTCGTGAACTTATTTAAATTTTTACTATGCACCCACGCTCACCAAACCCCAAAATCTAGTCTCAAACAATCCTTGACCCTCTTGACACCCCTCATAATCGTGATACCCTCCCCGCATGAGCACAGAACTACCTAGCTGGCTGGACTCCAATCCAACAACCAGCACACCAGAACCGGCGCCAGCCCCACCCGCACCTGCACCTGCACCCGTGAAGCGCAGTGGTAAAGAACTGACCTACGAGGAACTACAGTTCGAGAACTTCTTCGAGTCCGCAGTGGACAGACTCGCCCTTGGTCATCCTCTGAAGGACATCGTCAACGATGACCCCCGCTCCATCTCCTACTCCCGACTGACAACGTGGATACACAAGGACCCCGCACGACAGCAGCGGTACTACGAAGCACGCTCTATTGGTGCGGAAGTGGTAGCGGACGAGATGCTTGCTATCTCCGATGGTACGGACAACCCTATGGAGGACGTGAACCGCTCCAAGCTCAGGCTAGACACCCGTAGGTGGCTGTTGGGAGTGTGGAACCGGAAGCGGTTCGGGGGTGAGGGACAGGTTCATACCGGTGGTGGGAACCAACCGATCGTGATCAACATTGGACAAGTGGAGTCGCCTTATGTGGTGGATGCTGGTACTGGGGATAGTGATAGGAATACTGCTGGCCTCATAACCGATGTGGAGCCTAAATGAGCACGCTGGACTTCAAGCTGCTCAAGTGGCAAAACAGTGTCATGCAGGACAAGACCAGGTTCAAGGTGGTTGTGGCGGGGCGACGCTGCGGTAAGACACGGTTCTCATGCGTGGACATGATCGTGAAGGGACTGGAGTGTAAGCACACCGACGCCACGGTGTTGTATGTGGCCCCTACCTACGGCATGGCTAAGACCCTGATGTGGGACATGCTCAACACCATGGCGCAGCCGGTGATCGCCAAGGCCAACATCAATGATGGTGAGATAACACTGGTCAATGGGGTGAAGCTGCGGATCAGGGGTAGCGATAACCCGGACGCGCTGCGCGGTCTGAAGCTCTACCATGTGGTCATGGACGAGTCGAAAGACTTCAAGATGAACGTGTGGCCCCTGATCATCCGTCCAGCACTGTCTGACTTGAAAGGTACGGCTCTAATAATAGGTACACCCGAGCCGGGTGAGAGCGAGTTCCGTGACCAGTACGAGATGGGGTTGCATGACCGTGACCCCGAGTGGAGATCGTGGCACTTCACTACATTGGACAACGAGCTTATCGACCCCAAGGAGATCGAGGCGGCTAGACGGACGCTCTCAACAGCCCACTTTGCCCAAGAGTACGAGGCGAGCTTTGACACCATGGGTGAGAACATCTTCAAGGAGTCGTGGTTACTATATAGCGACAAGGCACCGCAGGACGGGGACACGTTCATAGCCGTTGACCCCGCTGGGTTCGAGGCGGTGGCTGACCAGACTAAGAAGAAGCACTTGGACAACACCGCCATCGCGGTTGTGACGGTGACCGAGGATGGGAAGTGGTTCGTCAAGAAGATCGACTACGGACGGTGGGATGTCCGGGAGACTGCTGTACGCATACTGATGGCGATACGGTCACACCGACCCATGATGGTTGGAGTGGAGCGCGGGTCGTTGGCTAGAGCGCTCATGCCGTACCTGAGTGACTTGATGAGGAAGAACCATGTCTATGCTCACATCGAGCAGATACAGATCAGTGGCTCCAAGGAGAACCGGATCACCTACAACCTACAGGGTTTGTTCGAGCACGGTCGCATAACCCTGAACGCTAGAGAGGACTGGACACAGTTCAAAAAGGAGTATGTGTCGTTTCCGTCCAAGAAGAGCCACGATGACTTGATAGATTCACTATCGTTGGTGGCTAACCTAGTGACTACCACCTACGCTAAGATGGGGGACGATGAGGAGTGGGAGCCGCTTGACTCGATCACCGGACTCTGATAGAAAGGCTACAATTCAGTCAAATTGAAGGATTAGCCATGCCCTTGCTCAAAGGCACCAGCCAGAAAACCATCAGCAAAAACATCTCCACCGAGATGAAAAAGCACCCTCAGATGAAACAGAAACAGGCAGTTGCGATTGCCCTGTCTGTGGCTGGTAAGGCTAAACCGGCACCTAAAAAGGCGAAATGATGGCACTCACAGAAGGCTACTCCAACACCGGGCAGATCGTCGATCTGTCTTCCGAGTCCACTAAAGAGGATAGTCCTTCTGAGATGGAGGAAGACCTCGTTGAGTTCGTGGTCGAGCATACAGACCGCTGGCGCGAGTATCGTGACCAGAACTATGCAGACGACTGGCAGAAGTACGAGCGCGTGTGGCGCGGCATCTGGGCACCAGAAGACAAAGGTCGTGATTCCGAGCGTTCCCGAGTCATTTCGCCAGCTACACAGCAGGCGATTGAGACTCGACACGCTGAGATCATGGAAGCGATCTTCGGTCAGGGTGAATTCTTCGATATTTCCGACGATCTTGGTGATAAATCCGGTGGATTGGACGTTGAGCAGTTGAAAAACAAGCTCAAAGAGGACTTTGCGCAGGACAAAATTCGGAAATCCATCGACCAAATTGCACTACTGGCTGAGATTTACGGCACCGGTATCGGTGAAGTCGTTGTTTCGAGCGAGAAACAGTACAAACCGATGAGTGTGCCCATGGGTGGTGGTCAAATCGCCTATGGAACGGGTGAAAAAGAGCGAATTTCGGTAAAAATCAACCCGATTAACCCGAAAAACTTCCTCTGGGACCCCAACGGCACCGATGTCAACGACTGCATGGGGGTGGCGATTGAGAAATATGTCTCCATTCACAAGATTGCTGCGGGGATTGCCTCTGGTAAGTACCGAGATGTCGATATTACGTCGATGTACGAAGATGATTCTCTGGAAAGTACCCAAGAGTCTCGGAACTACGAGAATGACAAGGTACTTCTTCTGACCTACTACGGTTTGGTACCCCGAGAGTACATCGAGGTGGGTGCTGAAGTGGTCGAGTTGTTCGACGAGGGTGAAACTGAGGACTACAAGGATATGGTGGAGGCCATTGTGGTCATCGCCAACGGTTCGATCCTCCTGAAAGCCGAAGAATCGCCCTACATGATGCAGGATCGCCCCGTCCTGACGTACCAAGCCGATACGGTTCCGGGGCGTCTGATGGGCCGTGGAACGGCTGAAAAAGCGTTCAATATGCAGTCGGCAGTGGACGGTTCGATGCGCTCCCACATGGACGCGCTGGCGCTGACTGTGGCTCCCATGGTGGGGCTGGATGCGTCCAGATTGCCTCGTGGTGCGAAGTTTGAAGTGAAGCCCGGTAAGGCGTTCCTGACCAACGGAGCACCTTCCGAGATCATTTTCCCGTTCAAGTTCGGTACCAATGACGGTGCAGCCATGCAGACCTCGAAAGAGTTCGAGCGTATGCTGCTCATGGCAACCTCGACTGTGGATAGCGCGGGTGCTCCGTCCCAGGTGTCGCGTGATGCGGGTGGCATCGACATGGCTACTGCCACGATGATCAAGAAGTACAAGCGTGTACTGGTCAACTTCCAAGAAGACTTCTTGATCCCGTTCATCTACAAGGCTGCATGGCGCTTCATGCAGTTCGACCCGCAACGCTACCCCGCAGTGGATGTGAAGTTCATTCCCACTGCCACTCTGGGTATCGTGGCGCGTGAGTACGAGCAGAAGCAGTTGGCATTCCTCATTCAGACTCTGGGTGCTAATAGTCCTCTGACTCCGATCCTGATGCAGTCGGTTGTGAAGAATAGCTCTTTGAGCAACCGTGAGGAAATGTTGGCTCAGTTGCAGAAGGCTGCACAACCCGATCCGCAGCAGCAGCAGATTCAGATGATGGGTGTCCAGCTTGAAGGTGAACTGAAGCAGGCTCAGGTGCAGAAGACCCAAGCAGAAGCGGCTAAAGCTGCCGCTGAAGCTCAGGTTGTGCCACAGGTGGCTCAGGCCAAACTGGTTGCAGCGTTGTCGAACAACTTGAACGACCAGAATGAGTCGGCAGACTTCGAGCGTCGGGCTAAAATAGCTGATCTGATGCTCAAGGAGAAGGACTTGCACCTCAAGGCCGAAGACATCGCCTCCAACGAGCGCATCGCTACGAAGCAGATGGAGCAGAAGGCTGCTGCTGAGTCGAGCTACCTGAAATCTGCATCCGAAGCATAAGGAACTGAAGAATGCAACCAGCAATCACCCTCGCATCGGGATCGACAACCGACCCGTTTTTCGTACAACCCGATGGTTGGGTGATCATTGAAGCGGGTTCCGCTTCGGCGACTCTCCAGTACACCACTGGCACTCCCGCAGACATTTCCAACGGCACCGCGACATGGGTGACTGCTGGCACCTACACCGGGTTCACAGCTATCCGTGCTGATGAAGAACTTGCTGATACATGGGTCAAACTGACCGCTGCTAGTGGGTCTATCACCTACCATGTTGAAGGTGAACTGTCTAAGACTGACCGACTGACAATCCGAGGCTACAAGAAGACCAGCATCAACAGCGTTGCACCTTCCTACGCACTGGACAGCAGCGGCAACGTCACCGGGCTGGTGGGGCCGGGTGGGGGTGTAAATACATTGCTTTCAGGGCAACAGTACAAGCAATTTGTAGAGCTTCTATCTCCAGCTAGTTTGTCGGCATGGAACGACCAAGCGGGAACTGGGCTGACATTGGCCCTAGACACGACTGTTTTATTTGATGGTAAGCCTACTCTGCGCCTTGATATTCCAGCAAATTCAAGCGGTACATACAGGGTGGGAACAACAACGGCAAATGTAATAACGCCCTACAACTGGGACGGTAAGCAATTGGCGTTGGCTTTCATGTCTTCTAACATGACAGCGGTTAGTGCTGTAGCTGGTGTTTTGCTAGGCGACTCGACATTCACCAATTACTATACCTTTACAGGACAAAGCGGTGTTGCCAATGTCCCACAAGCAAATTGGGTTGCGAATGAGTGGGTAATAGCTCGCCTTGGAACAACAGTTGCGACAGGATCACCGACATTCACAGGGATTAAGCGCCCTCGCATCAACTTCACCGTCACTAGCGTACCAACTGCAACGTCAGTTTGGATAGGAATATTTGGAATTGCAGCGTCAAAGAAAAGCTCTTTGATTTTGTCGATTGATGACGGATATGCGAGCGGATACTCATTCATCGCACCACTTGCTAGGTATTACAAAATACCAGTCAGTTTTGGGATAGATAGCGCGCTAGTTGGGACAAATAACTACATGACCGCCGCGCAAATTCAAGAATTGCAAAGAGACCCTAGCAACTTGTTTGAGTTTGTCACGCACGGTTATAACAACCACACAATTAACACAAGTACAGAACAAGCGTATGTAGCAGAGCAAGTTCAAACGCTTGCGTATTTGCGAAGCCTTGGAATATCTGGGCATGGGCCATTGCATCACCCGTGGGTGCAAAGTCTTTATAGCAACTCAGCGCAAGCCATGCTAAAGAATGCTGGTTTCCTTTCTGCTCGGGCGGGAGCGACTACACCTCTGTCAATGCACGATTCGCTGATGTCAACAGGAAACGAAAAGCGTATTTATCAACTCTGTAATTCATGCACCTTAACTACAGGGTTAAGTCTTGCTCAGGCACAAACGGCAATCACGACTGCTTGTACAACAGAGAACTATGGTGTGGTTCATGTAAACGCACATGATTTTGCATCTGCTGATGCAGCCAGTCCGCCAACATGGAGCTACGACAAAATGTCCGATCTGATGGGTTGGATTGACGCGCAGAGAACAGCAGGTGTTTGTACACCTAAAACTTGGGGTCAATGGCACGCTGATCTTTTTGGATACGTTTATCAAAAGTAGCCCACCCCGCAGATTAACCATGACGCTTGAAGCATGATCTCTGAAACGCTCAAGAAGCTGATCTCCCCACCGGTTGACGTATCGGTCAAACTGACCGGTGTGGGAATGTTCTTGGGCAAATTGCTTGATAAATTCGACTCACGGGTCACTGACTTAGAGGCTCGACAGCTTCAGAAAGGTGACAAAGGTGATCGTGGAGAGCAGGGACCAGCGGGTAAGGACGGACGGGACGGGAAGGATGGCAAAGACAGTACGACTCCAGGCCCACAGGGTCCTAAAGGTGACACTGGAAAAGTGGGACCTCAGGGACCGAAAGGGGTGTCCGTTGTTGATGCCGAAGTCGCTGTTGACGGAAACCTTGTCCTCAAACTGTCTGACGGAAACATCATAGATGCCGGTGAAATCGTGCAACAAGTGGCTAAAAATAGCTACTTTCACTCGAAACAGTTGGCAAATTTCCAGATAGTAGTATCATCCACAGCACCGTCGAACCCGGCTGTGAATGACCTTTGGTACGACACTTCAGCGTAAGGACTCATTATGGCGGCATTCAACAAGTACAACGGTGGTGTAGAAGCCCTCGTAGAAGGTATCAATTCGGGTACAGACACATGGCGGGTGATTCTGTCCAATACCGCGCCCGATCTGACCGATACCAACCAGGCATCTGCCTCTGAGTTGACCACCAGTGGTGGATATACCGTTAACGGCAACACCTGCTCAATCACATCATCCTCACAGACCGGCGGCACCTATAAACTCGTTCTTGGTAGCCCCGCTGCTTGGACAGGTAGTGGTGCAGGATTCACAGTGCGTTACGCGATCCTCTGGAATCAGACTGCTGACGCACTAATCGGTTGGTGGGACTATGGTTCCTCCCAAGCAGTTGCTGCCGGTGAAACCTTCACTGTATCTCTGGATGGTACTAACGGCGTGTTCACGGTGGCCTAAATATGGCAATCCAACACTTCTATAGTCAGACAGTCGCTGATGGGACTGCTACTTCGGTGGTTCGTCCATCGGATTGGAATTCTGTCCACAATCAGGTTTTGAACATGGGTGGAAACACCGCTGGCACTTCGCAGATCAGCGGCAGCGACATTGTTTGGGCTGGTGGCAACAACGTCACATTGTCTGCCAATGGCTCCACGGTGAGCATTGTTGGTCCAACCACGGTTGCCCAGACGGTACAGACCCAAGCAAGCGGCAACATCGCTGGTCAAGGCTTTACTAGCACTACAACTGCTGGTACGGCAGTAGTCGCTACGCACAACAGCGCAGGCTTGAGCATGGGTGTACCTGCTTATCTGACCACTGCTGGCGCAACCAATGCCATTACAACGGCTGCTCAGTCGAACCACTCGCATAACTTTGCTACGACCACGACGAACGGTTCTCAGATTGTTGTGGGCACGACCAACAGTGCAGGTGCGACGATTGGTGTGCCTCCGTTCATTACCACTTACGCAGCACAGACCAACCAGACACAAGCCTCTGGAAACATTGCTGGCGTTGGTACTACCTTTGCAGGAACCAACGTAAGCGGCTCCATGACGCTGAACAGCAATGGATTGAATCTCGCTCTGTCTGCTCCTACTCCGGGTGGTGGTGGTGCTATCAACGTGTCTGCTGGCACTACCTCTGGTAACTTGCAGACCATTGAATTTGCTAACAGTAACGG